CTATCGTGTTAAGAAATTGGCCAATAAAGCATGACCTTCCTCGGTAAGAATCGACTCAGGATGAAACTGCACCCCTTCAACCGCAAGCGTTTTATGTCGAATTCCCATAATTTCCTCGTTTTCACCCACTGAATTTTTACTCCACGCGGTCACTTCAAGGCAGTCAGGCAAAGAGTCCGCCGATACCACTAAAGAATGATAACGAGTCGCTGTTTGCGGGTTTGGCAACCCTAAAAATACCGAGGTATTTTGGTGATAAATCAGCGAAGTTTTACCATGCATGACATTTTTAGCACGAATCACCTCGCCACCAAAGACTTGACCAATACTTTGATGGCCTAAGCAAATACCGAGTATAGGGATTTTCCCTGCAAACGCGGCAATCGCCGCCATAGAAACACCCGCTTCATTCGGTGTACATGGCCCTGGTGAAATAACCAAATGCGATGGCGCAAGACGCCCAATATCTTCAACACTAATTTCATCGTTACGAAAGACCCGCACATCCGCGCCTAATTCACGAAAATACTGCACAAGGTTATAGGTAAAAGAGTCGTAATTATCGATCATCAACAGCATAAAGCAACTAAGCCCTTGATTTTATTAGTTAAATTTAAAGCAACCACTACATATTACCCCTGATATTACCCCTTTACTTAAATTCAATAGAGAAAAACAACAGAGATAACAATAAAAACGGTGCATGGATTCTATCAAAACCCGTTTATTTTCTCGCCTTGTTTTTTTCTGCAGTATTTTTTATAGCAAAAACAGTGCACCACGGAATCTATATGGCTTACAGCGTTTTTTCGTATCGATTTTAAGCGCTTTAGAACTGCACTTTATTACACCCCACTGCAATACTGTATTTCTACAAAACACAGCGCGCACGGGCTGTGGGGCGTTACTATTGCGCTTTTAAAGTTGCGGTGAGATATTTTCTCGTAAAGCGCGCGGGCGTGGGGAGGAGTGCTTTTTGGGGGTCGTGGAAGCGGTACGCGGGCTGGCTGTGGACATGAAAAAGGGCGCTTTATGCGCCCTTTGGTTGTTGTTTGGCGTGTTATTTATTTTAGTAACGGCTGCAGCTTACCCGCTTGTTCCGTGGCTTCCGCGCCTTTTTGTGTGTAGCTGGACGTCTGAATTGGCGGCGATGTTGTACCCGCGCCCGCCGGATCTCTCCATGTTATTGAGTGGTTGTGTGTTCCTGCAACTTTTGCGAGGTCTGCAACGGTGTTCATTAGGTCATGAAGCAGACTATAAATGTTGGTTGCGTCGTCACCGACGTGGTGCTTTGCTGCGATGATTTCGCTAAGCTCACCCGCTTTGATGCGTAAGTCTTTTTCTATTTCTGTTGTGCTGTTCTTGCCTTTGGTTTCCCATTCATTCTCTTTGTTTACTTGCGTGTAGGCTTTCTCGGATTGCTGCCAACGTTGTGACGTTTCTGCCATGTTGGGCAGCTTCAAACCGTGTGGCAGTATGGAACGAATAAACGGATGTGCTGGCGATCCGTATGCGAATGCCAATTCAACGATAGTACCAATGCTTGGTTTTGACCAAAAGCCACGCTGTTCGCCGCCAGCGGGAACCGGCAATAAGACATCCTCCATTACTGGCACATCTTTGTCTTCTTCTCCGTTAGCTTTTAGCAGTTGAACCGACACGGAATACACGGGCGTTTCTTCCGTGATCACCTCGCCCGCCAATGGCGTGAGTATGTCGGTTACTTTGGCCCACATAGGTAAGTGCCAACCACTTTTTAACTCTGGATACTTTCGCATGAGTACGCGTTCAATTATCGCTTCCATGACACCACCATTTTTGAATCAATCATGCGAACACTTGTCAGCCGGTTGTCGTTTAATAGATAGTTGGGGCGTAGACCTGGTATGGCCATAACTTCCGCACTTTGCGTGGCCAACTGTTTGTCTAACACGGCCGCTGGTATGTTGATTGGTGTGTCAGGCCAATGCCCGTCTTTCCACGATCCAACATAAATTAATCCATCGCGGCGTTGCTGCCACAAATAGCCACTGATTTCGAACACGTCGGCCAAAGCCTTAATAAGATGAAAACCATTACCTGTATTAATAAAATAAGGGACTTTCTTGGTGACGTAATCCGCCGCTGGCAGCGCAAAGCCTAATCCAGTTAATCGCTTAACTTCGGTCAATACGTCTTTCAATGTGACGTTACGCAATGCCAACGGCACCGGCATTTCTAACATGTTCGACTTCTCGCGACAAAAGATGGTTTGTACGTCGTTTCCTGCCGTCGTTGATCGTTCGACGTATCCATAGAAATGGCCTTGTTGTTGCCCACCATCAACCCCGAACGAAAAAAACGCGGTCCCACTTAGTGAAACCGCGCTTTTTATTAAGAAGGTCGCTCGACCTGGCATCCCTGTATTCAATGCCACATCATGAGAAACCAGCGCTACCCGTTCACCATTAATTTTAAGCGTGTAGTCATACTTCATCCGCCTTACCTTCTTCTGCTGCCAATTTTTTATCGAAATACGCCAAACCCTTTTCGAACCATCCGGCCGGCAGACTTTCCGCCACCGATACTTCGGATATTACTTTTTCATCCGCTGGCGCGGCGGCGGGCTCTTCTGACTTGATCTTCTTTTCTTCGATTTTTTCCGGTATTGAAAGATGTTCAATAAGCGTAAAGCTCACAGACCATGCTTGTGAGTCGTCCAACTCTTGCGCGCTCACTTCATCTGTAAAACGCACTTGCCGAACACCAAACGCTTTGGCGGTTTGATTATTAATGTTGTAGACAACCCTTTTCCCTTTGTCGTCTTTTGCTGTGCTTAGGCGCTTGATGATCTTTAGAAAATCAGGATCTTCGTATTTAATATTTAGCGTAACGCGCAATCGACACGCTTTTTCGCCCTCTTCCGCTGTTGCAGTAGACGAGCTTTTGCCGGACAAATCAGACTCCGGCAAACTGAACTTACAGTTCACCTTATGCCCGTAGCCGTTTATTTGAGTGTCGCCAAGAACGAGGATGATCATTCGCTTGAATCTTCAAAAACTGGCCAATATTGGTCGTCAGTTACATCGATTTCTAGCAAGTCTTCACGCGTTAATAGTGCAATCAACGCTGTACGATTAGAGGAAATCCACGCTGAACAATTCGCCGTATCTAACTCACCATAAACACCTAAAGACGCGTTGATTTGGCCTATTTGATTCCAGTGTAAATTGATGCGCTTTGTACATTGTGATTTTGCTAATAGTGTTTGTTCTTCCAAAGTTGGCGGGATAATTGGTGCTTCAAGTAAAGCGCCTTCGGGTACTTCTTCGCCTATTTCTTTGATCGTGTGTTTTGTTCCGTCTTCATCCCAGTACTCTGTGCCGACGTTATCTATAACGTAGCGCCATGCATCGTCTCTGAAATATCGCTGAAAGCCATCTTTTTCAGCGATTAATTCAACATCAGTAGCATAAGCAGGTATCGGATATTCGTCCGTAACTGGATCTTTTCTGACACTGATCAACCCCGTAAACACTTGAAACTTTGAGCCTAGTTTGAACCTATTCGCTTTCATTTAAATGACTCCTAAAGTCTTGTTTTGCCGAAGTAAGCGATGGATCTTGGGCGATTTTGGTCAGCAGTAGGTACTACTTTAGATGCATCAAAACCTAAATTTTCGGAATAAAGCGAGCCAGCCTGACCAGAAACAGAGTATGGGTTTGTACCGCTAACACTAAAAGCACCTTCCGGTGCACGAAACGGAGCATGAGTACCCGAAACAGTACCAGTAATATTTCTAATCGCATCCTCTTGCCAACTACCAAACACACGCCCATTATCAATTCCGCGACCATCGTCGAACATTCGTATAAATTCACCACCAACCATCGGCAACGTGAACGTAGTACTACCATCGCCAGAGCCATAGTAACCACCGTACTCGATAGGGCTTGAGTCTTTAGTTACTTGATCGATGTAGTTGCTGGATGCGCTGACGATTGCAAATGCAATCGAGTGAGCTTCACGACTGTACGATGCACCATCTAATGCGTACTCGCCTGATCGAGATATATCAACTGTATCTGTGTACAGCTTTCCGATATCTAAAACGCCATTTCCTGTTTTAGGATTCACCTGACTCGCAATGTAAAACGCGCCACCCGCATAACGCACTGTCAGCAATGCTGTTTCGAATATCTGCGTATCAGATACGACGCCAGCTAGCGGAGTGTCCGCTAAGCCATCTATTTTAATCGTGACAACGCCGGTGTTTGTTGCAGCAACGATAAACGAAAACTCGTCGTAGTCATTTAATTCTGTAATCTTTGTCGTTCCAGCTTTCGACGTTAAGACGATATCGTTTTCATCACCGCTGACATCAAATAAATTTTTACTGTTTGACGATTTAATGTCTTTTAGATACGACATTTCGCGCGTTTCGATTACCGCACCCGATGCGTCTAGTTCCGCTATTTTCGTTAGATAATGTTCAATTCCATTCCCATCGACATAATCGGCAAACGGCCCTGTATCTATGACGAATTCAGCAAAAGCGGTGACGTCTGAAATATCACCCTGCAGGCTGACGTTTAACCAAATTTCATTCGGGAAAACGTTTGTCGTGATTTGCTGTTCAGTGGCATTTTTGACACGAATACCGCCAACATAACCGATGCCAGCTGCCACACTGTACGTTCCCGCCGATCCGGTGACTTTCCAGCCATCACTTAAAAAGCCTTCATGGCCGTAAATATCAAGATTCGCTAACCGCTCGCGCTCATCAATACCACTAAGCCGCGCATTAAAATCAATTTGCCATGTTTCCGCTGATACGTTGATTGATGTGGCTTGCTGAATACCCGAGTAGGAAATTAAGAAATTACGCGTAATGGTATTACCCGCTACAGCGCCATCGTTTTTATTTTTCTCGGTTAATGGCACGTATGTCACAGCGATCAAAACACCTTCATCATCGACTAACCCAACCCAATTGAATTGATAGTTACCAATGTTCGACCCCATGACCAACGAGTAAACCACTTGGTTGGTGTTTACATAGCCCGATTTAGTGACACTCAATTGATCGACGATATAACCGGCCGATGGAATAGATTCTATTCGTGTGGCTGGCTCGCCGCCCAAATCTGGCACGTTCGCCAAGATAAATTGGGTAATGTTTAGCGTGGCGTTGTCGCCTTGTTTTTTTGCAATTTGCTGCTGTCCAGCAATGGTAATAAACGGCATAAATCATCTCTCTTATGATGAATTTTTAAAGGGTTGCTACGTCCAAATTCCACGAATGGCCGACGGCATCATTTCGCATTGTCGCGACAATACCCCACGGCCCCGTTGACTCCTTCGCGACATCGAAGAAACTTAAATGACCAAATTCAACCACACTGACATTCATTTCAACGGCTGTTAATACGGTCAATTCATAACGTCGGCATGTACGCCCATACTGCTGAACGATGTAGCTTAATAGTTCGGTATTAGACGCCACTTGCGAATCGGAAAGCCGCAAGGAAACTACGTCCCAATTCACTTCGTCTTCTCGTTCTACGATCTCTAAATAGCCGATTCCTAGACGCTCAAATATCTGGATGAATCCCGTTTTTGAACCCGCTTCCATGGCGTTTTGTTCGGCGTATTTAACGCGTTTTCTGAATAGCTCGTCTGGTTCATCGTTAAAGCGTGTTACGTCTTTTTGATAAGCGTGATACTTCAATAATGCAGCACTGCATTTTTCCGCATTCATTTGATTAAGCGGTGTTTTTATCCAGTCTTCGACTTGGTCCCACCAGTTACCAAACGCGCTTTTTAAGCTACCTACTTTCTCACCGCTTTTTAGCCAAACCGGTAATGGGTAACGGCCTGCCATGCCTAACCCTCCACAATGTTTAACGAGGAAAGAACTGGAATTGACATGTCAGAAACAATGCTGCTTAAGTTGAATTCAATATCATCAATACCATCAAACAAGTCGTACAACTCACCCGCTAAATTAGTAAACGAGAAACGGGAAAACGGTGCTGTCTTTGTCATTTCATACGCGGCATTACCGCGAAACGCTGAGTAAATAGCGTTGTAAACCTGTGTCTTTTTCGCTTCTTTTTCTTCACTCAATAATGTGTCTGAAAAGTACAAAGTCACGGTTAAATCGTGCTCTGTTTCTGGCATGTTATAGGCCACTACATCATCGCCATGGCCGTGGTACCCTTCCGTCGAAATTTGGCGGTTAATGGTTTCTAGGTAACTTTGCGCCGGTGCGTTTAGATCAAATAAAATATAGGCGTTTGCTGTACCTGGTCCACGGGGTGCATCATGCTGAAACCATATCTTGTCCGACTGAACACCGACCCATGACGAAATCAAATATTTATAAACGCCGTCGGTGTGATAATGGCTTAGCGTATTGAATGCATTACGAATTCGCGCGCGATACGCTTCAATTTCTTCAATATCCGCGCCCACTCGGTCTATCCAATCGTTTGGATTGGTAACGCTTACACCGTCTAAATCGCACTTGCTAAAGTAGCTCGCTTCTAAGTTATAAGCCGTGGCGGCTTTTTCTGACGTGACAGAGACAATCAACCCCGCTTCGCCATCCTGAAAAATGGCGTCAATATCGGTAATCACTTTGTATACGGTGTTGTTGATCAAATCCGTATACACAACGGCGCCCGCTGGCACGGTGAAAGCTCCCGCTGTATTGGCTCTTGTGAATACAACACGGCCTTTCAGAAACTGGCTTTGTTTGCGTGGGCAGTTGTAACTATCACCCCATAATTCAATAAATGATTCGCCGACGGTTTTTAAGAAAAACTGTGGCATCACGTTTTTTATTAGCAGTTGTACGAGCCACAGAACGGGCTTAGTCGCGATAGCAGAGATCAAACGCCAGAACGGTGAATAGTTGGAATCATTGGCAATAGTCGAACCAGACTCTGCCAACACTTCACGAAACTTTTCTGTAATTTCCGCTTCTGTGGTTGGTACGCCGTTGTCTTTTAAAACGCCTTCAAAATCATTCATACAATCACCGTTATTTTTTCGCCCGCGATTGTTTGTGCTTCGCAAATCAGGCTTTCACCGTCCAAATACACATCTGCCGTACCTGGGTAAATGCGTTCGTCATTTTCCATTTCGATTTCAATTTCTTTGCAAATAGCGGCTATTTTTACTGGGTTGCGCTCGCCAATCATTCGCCACGCGTAGCCTTTTTCGATGATCATGTGGCGTATGTCTTGTGCGACACAGTTCACGCCCTCAACTAGCAATGGTTCACCGATGCTGGACAGTACGATGTCATCATTTTCAATGAGTAAATCAATACTTGGCATTAGCCCGCCTCCATTTCGAGTTGATACATTAAGTCATCGCCGCGCACGCCTTGGCCGTGGTTGTTCACTTCCATTTTCTCGACGTGCAATGATTTTTTATTGCCACCAAACATGTTGCTAATGGTCTGGAATAATCCGCCCGATTCGCCACCGCTTTGGCTTGATTCCGCACCCGGTAACGACACCATTTTATTAATGGTTTCGTTTTGGGATTCCGCTTTGCTTATTACTTCTTGTGTTTCGGTTGTGCTGGTATCGATACCCGGCAACCAAGACAGTTTGTTTTTCAGCCAGTCGACTTTTTCGCCAAGAAACGCGAACGGATCAAGCGCAGACAGCCAGCCTTTAAAATCCGTCCACCACTGTTTGATCGATTCAAATGCATCAATATTTAACTCCCACGTTGGCATGAGTGAAAGACCGCTAATCCACACTTGGAAGTCACCCCACCACTGTTTGATCGGCTCGAATAGAGAGACGTCAATAAAGCTGCCAATGCTTGAGAAAAATCGACTAACTGCCGCACTCACTTCATCCCAATAAACCACCAAGGCAACTAATGCCGCGATCAATGCGACTACGCCAACCACAATCCACGTTAGTGGGTTGGCAAGCAATGCGGCGGTAAATGCCCAGATAGCCGGTAAGCTACTTAGTATTCCGGCTTTCATTGTTACAAAAAACGCGGACACGGCAGGGCCGTACAATACGAAGGCAAGCAGCGCTGTTTTTAGCAACCAAATCACAGCGGTATAAGCCACTACAGCAAGACGAACCGCCCAAATAATGGGCCTAACGATGATAAAGCGCATAGTAAAACCGACCATGGCGAACCGTGCCATGCCGATGGCAATGTTCATCACGCCCGCAATGGCAACAAAGGCAATAAACGCGGTAATCGCTAAGCCAATCATTTTTGTTAGATGCGGGTATTTATCTGCCCATTCGACAATGATCGACGCGGCGTCGGTCATCATGTTTATGTATGGCTCAATGGATGGCAGGGCTTTTTGCCAAATCGCAATCGATACCGCCGTAACGGCAGATGTCAATCGTGTAAAATTATTCTGCATTTGCTTGGCCATCCATGTGGCCTTATCCATGCCTTTGACTTGACCAAGCTTGTCTATATCGCCCGCTAATTTACCTACGTCGTTTGACATTAACTTGATAAATCCCACCGCTTCATCAGACCCAAACGAATCGCTTAACACGTCGTTCATTTGTAATGCGCTAAGGCCATTTGTTTTGGTTTTTATCATGTCTAAAATTTCGACTACGGGTAGCAATGCGCCACTTTCGTCCTCAAAATCTAAGCCCAATTTTCCGCCCGCGCCCGATAGCCCGCCTAAAAACGCCCTATATTTCGTTCCTGCCTCGGACCCGCTCATAGTCGATTGCAACGTGCCCAATACGGCCATTTGTTCATTGAGTTTTACGCCCATTGTTGTGGCGTCAGCACCAATCGAACCAAACGCGGCGGACATTTCTGGCCCCGTCGTTTTAAACATTTGCACGGCGGTAGCGGTTTGACCCGCGAGCATTTCCACCCACGTGCCTTTGCCCATTTCGTTGGCTTGGCTTTTGAATATGCCGTACATGGTGCCGAAATAGGACGTTATATCGGTCACATTAGCTTTAGTGGCTTTCGCTAACGTGCCCGCCGCCGTCGTAAAGCGCGGCAAGTCGTTATCTACTAGACCATCGATAGCAGATTGAATGTCGTAAGCAGAGCGCACGTAATTGGACGCCTGGTCACCAAATTCTATGGAATATTTAAGACCGGCTTGATTCAGCGCAGCCAAAGTATTGTCGGCTACTTCTAATGATTTCACTTCGCCCAACGCCATGTTCATGTCGTTGGCAGGGTTGACCGTGGCAGCAAATGTACCGCTGGCAGCGATTAATGCCGCCACCCCCGCCGCCGTGTTCATAAAGGCTTTTCGAGAGTTATTCGTCACTTGCTGGATTGTTTTTTGAATACCTTTCATTGGCCCCGTAATTTTGTCCAACAGACCAACCGTTAACATTAGTTTGTCTAGTGATCCGGCCATGCTGATACCTTTTTATCCCGAAAATGCCTTACTAATGCCATTAGCAATAGCAGCGGTTTGTCTTTCTAACTCGCGCCCTTCTAACCACAACGCCCGCCCTAGATTTTCGGACGAGTTGTCTTCATTCGGTAGATGACGCATACGTAATGTTACGAGTTGCTCGAAGCCATTTCTTTCGATGAAGTCGCGGAACTCGCTGGCGTCTTTACCAATTTTGGCAAATCACTGGTGAACTCTTCCGCGATCATGCCTACCGCCTCTAGCACTAATGTCGCGCGCGGGTTATTTTGCCCATCGGAAAATGTACTCACAAATTTCGCGTGCTGCTCTTGTTCTACAGCATTCGATAGCATGTTATAAGCTGGCAGAACCGCGCCGCCTTTCGTCATCCCGTCCACGAATTTGTTGTACATTTTGTCGTCTACGGTAAAGCCGAAATCCACGGAACCCGCGGTGATTAAAACTAATTTAGCCATTCTTATTCCCCTAAAAGTATATTTTGACGCGCTATCTTTAGATGCTCGCGCTTGAACCATAAATTCGTTAAAAACGTCGCAACACCGATCATCAAACCACCGATTGCCACCCATTCATTAATGGATAGGCCGTTTACTGTCGTGATTAATGACGCCCAGTACGCCGTGGCAACCGTCGATTTTTCCATCACCTATCTATCCTTTTACTTTTTAAACATCTGCATAATGCCACCCATCGCACCCGCGATAGGCTGACCCGTCGCGGCGGCGTACCTTGCATGTTTTTCTTTTGTTCGCATACCGAAATAGGCTCGTAAAAGCGCGGTGGGCGTGCCCAGCAAAACCAATACTAACTCCCAACTTTCTGCGATCTGTTTCAGCATTTCACCGTTTTTTAAACACACCGCTATAGCCCATATGACCATCATTCCGATTACAGCAATAACCACAGTCCAAGCCATCATGTAGGCAATTTTAGGGCGCATATTAGCCGTTGGCGTCTCTGCCGAAACCATCGCTTGCAACTTATCTACTGACCCGTTTATTTCTGCTATTTCAACATCAAACTGCTTTTCAATCGCTGCACGCTGATTGTCGTCTAAACCGTTATAAGCGTTTAAAACATCTTTCCCCGTGGCGGTTTTAAGATCTAATTTTTTATCTTCTGGCAAAAGCGCGTTCACTGTTTTTGCCGCCGCCGCTACACCTGGAACAAAAGCACCAACCACATCTAAAGCGCCACTTAGAAAAGATTTAATACTCATCAATCAATGCTCCGTTTTTGCACGTCTGCCCACCACGTTTTTACGTCGAAATTTGGGCACGTTTTGTGTGTGTTCAAATCGCAATGGCCGACTATTTGCGCGTCTGGATACTCAGCGTGTAGCGCCAAAAATAAGCCTTCTAATGAACGCATTTGCTCATCCGTGAATTTGTCTTTTCCGACCAAACAAACACCCAGTGATTCATGATTGTATGGATCAGCGTGGGCACCTTGCCAATACATAGGGCGACCCGCTTCAATATTTCCGTCCAACTTGATTACCGCGTGGTATCCGATCCCATCCCAACCGCGCTCCAAATGCCAACGATGAATATCCGCCGCCGTTGTTTCTCGCCCATTGGGCGTGTCAGAACAGTGAACCACTAGGTATTTAATGTTCATAAATTACCCCAGCGTGTCTAAAAATTGCTGATCGAGATACGGCACACCGTTGATTTCAACAAAGCGCGAATCTGTGACGACATACGGAAGGGTGTGCTCCATTTTGTCGCCGCCTTCTGCCGCTGCATCCAGTATTTTCGTTATCGACAATTTGCAGCCGTAGGCCGCTGTTTTGAACGATTGATCTACTGTTTTACCTATCGCGATAATGTCGAACACGGGCATTTGCTGAATTGATCCTGCCTTGCGTCCCTGTTCAACAATCAAATTGAAATTAGCGGTATCCACGGTAATTTCACCGCTTGCCCCAACTGCACCACGTACGTGGCCGTCTGGCACACCGCGTGTACTCGTTGCTTTGACGCCGTCTTCGACGTTTAGCGTGTACTGCTTGACGTTGATTAGTGCCGTACCCAAACCAATGTTTACGTCTGCACCAGATATATGCTGTGGCATTTTTACACCTCGTTACTTAGTACTAATGCCACGGTGGCCGCGATGGCTTTTGGGCAGTTGTATGGGCGAATTAACAGCGGAATGGCAACGTTAGTTCGCGTTGTCCACACCACATCAACATCACCGTCTTGTGGTTTTTTTACTGTGCCTGGCTGTTCGCCTACACTGACACTTCGATTAATCATCGGGCGCATAAAGTAGGTTTTGTGCGCTTCAACCGAAGCTGGCGTACTATTCATTGAGCGGTCACCAATCTTTTTGATGGCCAATACCAGTACTTCACTTTTCACCGCGTTAACCACGCGACAATTTTCAATCACGGCAAAGTCACTGGCTTCCACCGCCAGCGTCATTCCGTCACTGCAATAAATTCCATCTTGTCCCGCGTAAACCTGCGGCACTGTGCCGCGTGCGTCGTTTAGCGCTTTTGCGTGGCCCATGTTGAAAGTAATACCGTCTTTATCCACGGGTAATGTAGATAAGCCCACAATGGCACCCGACGCCACGCGCATCGGCGTGTCCGCAATAGAACGTGCTTCATGACATAAACGGCCGCAATACGTACCGAGCCAACCCGCGAACACTTGCGGAACGAGCGACAATAAAGGCGCCGCAACACCGTCTTGAATAGCTTCAAAATCGGTGATGAAATCACCCCACTCCTCTGTTGCCAAATCAATCACCGCTGTCACTGCGATCATGTGCATGTAACGACCAAATTCGTTTTCAGCGCCCACGATTGCCACATTCATGGCATCTAGTTCCGCCGTGGTTGCTACGGGGTCTGTTACCACCACCATTTCGCACACTAAGTTTTGCGCCATCGCCGTATCGAACGCGGGCGACCATGTCCCCGCCGCCGCTTGCGGCATGGCAATACACGTCCAGTTTGGGCCCGCGTTTTGTCGCGCCCACTGGATTGTGGTTTTTAGTTTGCTGACAGGCACTCCCAATACCTCGTCCAAATCTGTCGTTTGGTCAATGTCTTGAATGGTTCCCGCGTTTTTACCGCCCTGCCCAATGAATAAAAACTGGTTTTCAGCGCGGGTGAAATCACCGCTTCCGGTGTCTTTGCTGCTGACGCTTACCTTTCCTAATGCCATGTGTTACCTGCCTTTTTTCAATTCGTTAATCACTACGTCATGAGCCATTTGTTTTACCCATTGCGTGTCGTTAGGGAAGAATTCACGGGCAGGTAATTTGACTTGCCAGCTCTGTTTGCCCTTTCGATTACCCTTTAATTTGTACAACATGCCCAGCGCTTGGAGCTTTGTTAAATTCTCCATAATGTATTTACGGCTTATTTTTTTACGCTTACCGTCTCGTCTTCTTGATGACGCCCACCCTAGCCTTAATATGGCGTTGGCTTGCGCCTGTGTTGCTGGCTCGTCTCGCCAATCGCTTTTCTGTTGGCTCGTCATTTCTCTGGCTTTCATGTTTTGCGTTTGGCCTTCTTGATGCGCCCGCGCCATCTTTCCCATTGGCGCGTTTCTAAAATCAACCGTGACAGAAAGCCCTTTTGTTCTTTGTCGAATGTTCCGGCCCTTTACGAAGCCGCTTAACATGTCGCCTTTTTTAGTTCGTTTTTTCCGACGCTCTTTGAACGATTCGCCCTTCACGTTGCGCTGGTTCTTTACGTTCTTACGAGCCTGTTTTTTTATCTCTCTGCCCATTTGCCCAAGCGCTCGTTTTCGGCGTTCTTTTGGCAACATGAACAGTTCTAATTCTGCATTGAGTGCCGTTTCACCGCGCCAAAACGCGCGTACACCGCTGGCGCTGTTCATTCTGGCTACTCATTCTGATTAATTAGGTCAAACGATTCGGCAATATCGTGCTCTGGTTTTTCCAGTTTCCAACGCCTGCCCGCGTATTCAATGCCTCCGCTCTCGTCTTCGACTATGTACACGTCTTCTTCAAACGTCAGCGTTATTTCTACGTCCGCTGTGTGCTTGTCCCACACATCGACGTTTATTTCTGGCGTTCTATCGCCTTCGCTCATGTCGCTGCGTTTGTCGTTGTCTAGCCACGTTATTAGTCGTGCGCTTAGCAAATCAATCGAGTTTTTTTGGTATTCGTAATGCTCAATCGAGAACACGGCGCGATAAGTCATGCGATGCAGAGAGACGCGATTGCCTTCCATTTTTCCGCGCATTTGCAAACTTAAATTCTCTGCCCATACATCGAGTTTTTCATGATGGAACATGTGACAACCGACCAAAAAAGACCGCAACGCGCCCATCTTTTTCATATGATCGACGCCCTAAAACCGTTCGCAAATTTTGAACCCGCTGGTAACGCGCCATTCTGTTCGGCCACTTTCATAATGCGGTTGTTTAGCTGATCAATGGCTTTGTAAGCTGACCCTTTAAATTCATCCACTAACACATCACCGCGCTCGCCCTGTATTTCGGCGGCGGCTTTACGATTGATGGTTTCGAAAAACTTGATCAATCCAGACCGCGCCCAACTCATGACAGCACGCTGATAAACGTCCACTAATTCGGCCTGAAACGCTTCCAATGTTTCCGCGACAATCACGCTTTGTAATATCAATACGCCGTCTATCAGTTCTTCATTAACGTGCCGCAACGCGCCTTTTAATTCGTAAATAAGCGGCGCTTCTTCGTATTCACCTGGCAAACGATAAATGTCTTTAAACGCTTGCAGTTCAATATCAGGAAAAAACGGACGGCTGTTTTTAATGACGGTTTCCGTGCTTTGTTCTGGGTATGTCATGCCGTTTAAACTCACGTTTTTTACTCCTGCTATTTGTTGTGGAACACATCGCAAGCGGTTTTGGTCATCGCCATAAAATGACTACGCCAAAGCCGTTGCGTGTGCCGCTTGGGGAGCCCGTTACTATTCTTTAACCTGTTTTGCTAACCTTGCCGTTAGTCTTTCTATTTTCTTTTTCACGCCTGCACGTTCGTTCAATGTCATAGCCCTTTCAAAGGCATTTAATGCCGCTTCGTCTTCGCCTAATGCTTCCAAATGCTTGCCGTGTATCGCGTACATTTTTCCGTGAACAATGTCGGACAATTGCCATTTGTCTGACTCAATCGCGTCAATAACCTGTTCTAAATACGGCCCAGCGCTTTTGTTCGCTTCAAGCTGCTTTGCCGCCCAGTCGTAAACATAATCACCAATGAATTGGTAAATGCTGGAATTAAAACGTGTCGGCATACGGTGAGTTTTTTGCTTGGCGAGGTGCAACGCCAATGGCACAGCCTTCGCAATATCACCCAAGTCGAAAAGGAAGATCATCATCCAGACCGCCACGATGTTTGGATACTTTGCAGCGCTCTGCACATAACCAATCACAAAGTCTTCAGCCCGCTTAATAGCCTCGGCCTTGTATGACGCACGATCTTCAAGGTCTTCTAGTTTTTTCATTTCATCAATGGCATTCGCCATAGTGACTTTATGCGTTTCAAGCTCTGGGTTGCCGATGTATTCGCTATCGTCTTGCAACTTTTCTTTGATTTTTTGAACGTCGTTTTCGACCCAATCTAAGCGGCCGTCTAGGTCGCTAACGTCGTCCTTTACGTTGTCCAAATCGTTACTTAATTCGTCAACGGTTCCAGCCAGCTCATCGGTTTTTTCGCCTTGCTTTTCCAAGTCTGTTTTTAGTTCATCAACCGACCCTTCCACGCCATCGACTTGGTTTTCTAAGTCGTCTGTTTTTTCGCTTTTTAGTTTTTCAGCCGCATCCTTAGCCACCAATTTTTCAGCCGCTCGCGTCTCCGACGCTGCTTTTTGTTCTTGCAGCTTTTGGCGCATTTTCGAAACAACCGGCTTATTGCCTTTGTCGTCTTTATTGGCTGGTTTGGCCGCTTCTTTTTGTGCGTTTTGCTTTGCTATTTTTGCAAGGCGTCGCTGCTGTATTAGGTTCATGTCTTGTTCCATTTATATGGGTTTAATCAATGACACTCGCACTAACGAATGCCATTTGTTAAACCTAGATAGGTTTATTCAACAGGCGGTACGAATTTCGTAATGCCTTTGATGATGCCGATTGCGTCGGTTTCTTCGACGATGTAATCCACGTTTTCAGAGTTATAGTCTTCCACGCGTGAACGCTTCGGCTCGTCTTTGATGTGGCGACGCAACGACCCTTCTTGCAGATAGATAGACAAGTTTTCTGGGTAAGTCACAATCACAGTGCCAGACGGGAAAAACGGCGGTGTAATGGCTTTAAGGCCAGCAAAAATACCGGTTACACGGTTATCGTTTACCTGTGTTTTTTCCGTTGCTTTGTCACCATTAGCGGCCAAACTTTCAAGGCGGTAATCGCTCATTAAGTCGGACGAAATGAACGCGACCAACTCGGAATCGTCGCGCAAATGTTCAGGGATCATTTGCTTAGCACTTTCAACAACTACGTCTAAGTTGCGCACATCCGCATCAACATGGCCGAAGGTCAAACCGTCTTCGTCAATTTGCGCTGGCGCTTCTTCACGTACTTTTTGAATCCAACCTTTATTGACGTCTTCGCCATTCGGATTTGTCGCTTTGTTGGTTGTGGCTGCAATGGACACACCATGCCAACCAATTCGCACGCGATCATCGACCATGGCTTTACGATATAAAGCCGAATAAAAATCACCGTATTGCTGTGGCGTACGGTTGCGCCACTGATCCAATTTTGCATAGCCAATATGCACATCGGTTTCAGTGAACTGGCATTCATATCCTTTTGAATCTTCACTAACAACGCTAGACGTCTGACGGTCTGTGTTGTTGGTATTGGTTCGTTTAGTGACTAAACCCGACACCATCAGGCCAACTTTCTCGCCCTTGATCTCGTCAACCACGGCAACATTGATCATGCCTAGGAACCACGCGCCATGCTCAACCGCTTTTTCGTACAAGCGTTGCTGCACAGACGGCGTCACGTCGAATTGTTCGCCAAGGGAAGCGCCCACCGCTGCATAAACGGTATTCAGATACGCTTTTAATTGCGTTCTGCCCTGTACTGATAACGATTTTTTAGCCATCTTCTTTTCCTATCTAATATTCTTTTTTAAGCGGCTCCCCAGACGCTTTACGTGTAACCCGGACCTAAACTATTTCGAAAGTGGTTTCCGCTTCGCCTTTACTTTTTGGCGGTTGCTCGGTTTTTTCTTTCATCGCTTCGGTAAAGTTGCCTTGCAGAGTTGCGAAGTTTTCCGTTAGCGTTTTGAGCGTGTCAGCTTGCTCAGAAAAGGTTTTCTTTTCGTCTTCAAGTGCCGTGATTTTTTCTTTTAGCGCGGTGATTTCCGCCGCGAATTCGCGCGGCGCTTCGTCGCCTTCTGGCTTGTCTTTTGGCGTTAGCGTTTCAAGCTTGGTTTTAAAATCAGCCAATTCGTCTTGCAGTTTTTTGAACGCTGCTTTTTCTTCATCAGTCATGGGATCGTCTTCCTTTGGGGAGGTTTGCTTGCTAAAAAAACGTTGCAAAAAATTAGGGCGTTTTTTGATTTCATCAGCCAATTCTTCGTCTGTTTGGGTTGTTTCGAATTCCAGCTCTATGCCGTCTTCGTTGATAAAAATTTCGTTGTGCTTGCCGCTTTGGCTAAAGGAAAGTTGCTCGGTGCCAAGACTGGCGGGCGTATCGGTTATAGCGAGGTGCATTAAGTAGGCTTTCCCTGTGTTCGCAAAATCTTCAATCACGCGAATACTGGTAAACAGCTTCTGACCACCCTTGTTTTTTTCTAACAAAAGTACGTTTGGCTTCAACTTGTTAAACAAGCACCAACGCCCTTTGGTGTCTTTTTCCACCTTCACAGCAGTTACTTGCCCATAGTTTCCTTTCCACTCAGCATGGTCTTCAAAAATACTGGCGGTGTATTCGTCCATGTCGTAGGTTTCGGCCATGTCTTTAACCCACTGCTCTTTGATCTCGCGACCATCGACAGTAGGGCCAGACGTTGCCACCTTGAACCATTTCGACTCTTTCACCTTATCCGCCATTTCGTGCCCTTTTTCGCTTTCGTCAATTCGTTTTAAACACTTGATAGGGCAAAGATAAGCGCCAAACAGCGACGATTCCAGCGGGTAAAATCCACAGAATTGCGATAATCAAATAATCACAAGTCATTGTATTTACTGACGTTATTAGTTGTTGTCGTGGCAGCTAATATGGCGGCATGGCACATTCTCAAGACATTATTGATCACGCACGATTACTCTATATCCGCGCTTTTAAACCGTCGGAAATATCAACACGCCTAAATGTTTCAGAGCGCACCGTTTTTAATTGGATTGAACGTTTCAACTGGAAGGAATTGCTGGCGTTTGATACGGCAGAAATAGAAGTCAGTCGGCGCATTAGCACGCTAACGAATCGCGAGAACAAGACGAAAGACGAAGTGCAAGAACTCGCCTCACTGTGTCGTATTTTTGGTGGGTTAAGACAGGATCTAGCGAAAGCCGAAAAGATCATGGCGGAAGCCAAAGCCATCGCCGATGGTAAATCTGACGCGGTAGAAGGCGCCATCAGTCGCGGTAATAGACGAAGCAACAGTAAGAAGAAAGCCAAGGCGAAAAACGACATCAGTGATATTGATGTATCCAAGTTTGACTCGTGGGCACACGAAAATCTTTTTGAATACCAATTACTGTGGCGCCAAGTCGCGCACGATCCAGACCTTTGCCGAAACCGTTTTATATTGAAAAGCCGCCAGATTGGCGCGACGTATTATTTCGCCTTTGAAGCGTTTGAAGACGCGGTGAAGAATGGCGAAAACCAAGTATTCCTATCCGCATCAAAAGACCAGGCGCGAATATTCAAAGGTTATATTCAAGCATTCGCCCGCAATCAGTTTGATATTGAATTAAAAGGCGCCGACAGCATTGAGCTAACGAAAGACGGCAAATCATGGGCGACTCTGTATTTCTTATCGACCAACTCAAGCACGGCGCAGGGCTACCACGGTCATTTGTATGTGGACGAAGTGTTTTGGATTCACGGTTACGCCAAGTTACAAAAATTGGCATCCGGTATGGCTGCACATAAAAAATGGCGTCGTACCTACTTTTCTACGCCGTCCAGTTTACAACACCCTGCTTACGAACATTGGAGCGGTGCGAAATTCAATAAGAACCGATCCCGCAAAGTCGATATTGATTTAACCGACAAGGTGCTTAAACAAGGCGCATTGGGCGGGGACAAAATATGGCGTCATTTAGTTACCGTGGAAGACGCCGAAAAAGCCGGTTGCACACTGTTTGACATTGCAGAGCTCAAAGCGGAATACAGCAAAGCGGATTACGAAAACCTCTTTGGTTGTAAATTTGTTGACGATAACGAAAGCGTGTTTCCGTTTAGCACACTGCAAAAATGCATGGTCGACGCGTTTAGTAAATGGACAGATGTTGATTTTGACAGTGATAACCCAACCCGCAATAGACCCGTGGCGATTGGGTACGATCCTTCACGAATCCGAGACAACGCCGCGTTGGTGGTGTTGGAAATTCCGCCAACGCTGGCACAAAAATGGCGCGTCATTGAAACCCATCAATTCAAGGGGATCACGTCTGACTATCAAGCGGCGCGCATTGCCGAGATTTATCAACGTTTTGATGTGAAATGGTGCGGCATCGATGTGACTGGCATCGGCCACGACACTTTTGATTGCTGTCTAGCGCTGCAACTCAGAAACCTCGTTCCTATTCATTATTCTGTTACTGAAAAAACCGACTTGGTAACACGAGCCAAACGCCTAATTGACGGCGGACGCTTTGAATACGACATGGGCAATAAAGAACTTTCTCAGTCGCTAATGATGATTCACCAAATTACCACCCCGAACGGATCAATCACCTACGGCGCAGCCCGTAGCGGCGAAACAGGCCACGCGGATTTGGCGTGGGCAGCATTCCACGCGATGCAAGCGGAACGACAATACGAAAAATCCAAAAAACCACAAACAGGGGCGAGCAAGACCCGCCTAACGATTGGATAAAGGACAGTAAATTATGAGCGCAACAAAACCCCGTCAACGATTAGACAGTTCATACACCAGTACGGCGTCCGGCGTGCTCATGCCCGCTGATCCGCCGCGCAAAAGCAATCCACGGGCGTTTACGTTTGGCGACCCTGAACCGGTATTGGCTAGCCACATGAGTGATTATTTGGGCGTGTTCGCGGATTCGAATAGCCTTTGGTATGTTCCGCCCGTGAGTTTACCGGGCTTGGCAAAAACTATGTATGCCAACGGTACCCATGCCAGCGTGTTGGAGTTTAAACAAAATCAGCTTCTTGCGAGCTGGAAAGACAATCCCATGATTCAAGCGAAAGAAGCCCACGCGGCGTTTAAAGATTTCGAGGTGTTCGACAATGCGTATTTTCTCGCAATTCGTAACTTCTTGGGCGGCATTAATCGTTATGTGTGGTTGCCCGCCATTAATGTGCGCGTCGGCACAGATAACAATTATTTTTTACTTCAATCAGATGGCAGTTTCACAGAATACGCGGCGTCGGATATTGTCCATTTGAACGGCGGCGATATTCGCCAAGCGCTGTATGGCGTACCGACCTATTTTAGCGGCATTCAGAGTATTTTATTGGGTGAAGCCGCTACATTATTTAGACGTAAATACTACTTGAACGGCGCCCACTCTGGGTATGTCATGGTGACGTTTGACCTAGAAGACGCCCAAGCCGACGTACTAGAAGACGCGATGAAGCAAACAAAAGGACCAGGTAACCACCGCAGCATGTATTTGAACATGCAATCGACCATCGGCGGCAAACCTGGCTACACGAAAGACCGTGTTCAAATCATTCCTGTTGGTGACTTTGGTAATAAAGACGAATACGACAAGATCAAAGAAGTCACTCAACAAGACATTCTGAACATGCACCGCGTGCCCGCTGGCTTAGCATCAATCATGGCAAACAATGCAGCAGGCCACGGGGATTTAAAAAACGTGCGCGAAGTGTATTACGACTGCGAAACCGTGCCCAAACAAGCGATTTGGAAGCAAATTAATGACCAGTTGCTAGGCCGCGCGAAAATCGATTTTAACGAGCCGCGCTGGTTAACTCAAACAACACAATAGGTGCCGTATGAATTTTAATAAAAACCTGTTTAATGCGTTTGGTTCTAGCAGTGTGCTATCTAGCCCAACAACGGGCAAGGCGACGGCCACGAATACTCAGTCCGCGCAATTACGCTTGCGGCTCGATACGCTGTTACCCGTGGAGGGCGCGGTAGTTGTCGATCCCACTTTGCCAGATTCTGTGAAAGTAATGAATTGCCAAGCGGCGCTACTAAACTACGGACTAGGTGCGAACAATTTAAACGCCCATGTGCAAACGCGCCTTGCGTCGTTCATGGACGATATGCAAGTGGCCAGCGCTGTAAAAGAGATAGACGGTTACATTAACGACGCATCTAGTTGTGCGAACATCAATACGATTGCGGGCACCATGGCGGGCGCAACGGACAGTATTCTGGATGCCACAACCGATATTTTGAACGAACTAGACGCAGGCATTACCGCGTTTGATGCGGGCACAATGGAAAAACCAGATTTTGAAGACTTGCTTGATAGAGTCACCGCCGAACTGGGTAACAACGTGGTGGCCATGTTGGGAATGATTGCCAACGAAGTGGCCATGGTCCAGAACATGTACGCCACGCACATGCAAATGGCGAAATCGTTTCAAGTGGAAGCATTGATCAATGATCCGTGTGTAAGACCGTTTTTGGTACAGCTTGCAGGACCAGAACTTAGCCAAGTATTAGTCGATGATTTTGGGGTTGAGGATTTTGGGCTTTAAAGATAAGAAACTCATTCCTTCATTCCATATCTCACTAATATTCTTTTAAACCGCGCTTTGTACTGTTCTTGATTTTTAGGCGGTAGCCATTCATCTAAGCCTTTTGCACCTTTTTGTCTGTTTAACCTGGCTTCGACGGCGACGAGGTTTATTGGGTCGTTAGCAAACTGTTTTCGCTTTTCCTTGCTCCATTTATCCGCGCCATGATCCCATGCCCATTTCAGTGGCACTATGTGGTCTATGTCTATCTTTGACGCATCAAATATTACTTCACCGGAATACATAGAAATCCAACGACCAAAGACTACACGGCACTGCTTGTCGGTATTAAAACGAACAGGTGCTGTTGATAATGAAATAAGAAGCTCTTGTCGTGTGTTCTGACAATCTCGGTCAATATCTGCCCAGCCGCTACCAAACTCACTTCGTTTGTATTTCGCCCCGTCCGCAAGCGCATTACCCGCCAGCAACAACGACACAAATAGACAAAAAACACACCATATCTTCATCATGGAACAAACCTTATAACGGTTAAAACTTAAAAACGTGACGTGTCACGCTTGGCGAAATTGTTTATAGTGCCCTTTTCACATTATGTAAACTTAAGGATAAGGAACGATGTTCGATTATAAAAATGCTTCTAAAGACCAGTTAAAAAATCAATTCAAGACGATTGCTCACGAAATGGGAGACGATCAGTTTTTCACTAAGAAAGAGCTCTATTACCTCCCTGAAGTATTAATGAACAACGAGCAAGTACTTGGTTTCACTTCCGGCATGATGGATAACAATACTTGGTTAATTACTCTGACTGACCGTCGAATTATTTTCTTAGACAAAGGTATGCTCTATGGCCTAAGACAATCCTCCACAAACCTAGACAAGATAAATGCTATATCAGGCGAAACAGGCATGCTATTTGGCACCATTCTGATTACCGATGGCTCGACGACAAGCACGATAAAGCAGGTTTTAAAGAAAACGGTAAAGAATTTCACAAATAAAGCTCAAGATGCAATCGAAGCCCACCGCGTACAATCGCACCAACAACCGCCACAAAAAGAACAAGCCGCCGATCCATACGAAAAACTGGAAAAGCTCGCAGGACTAAGAGACAAAGGCATTATTTCCGAAGAAGAATTTAATGCTGAAAAGAAAAAGATCCTCTCCTAACCAAAACGCCCCATCATTGGGGCGTTTTCTTATCCTTGTCACCAACAACCCAATGCCGATTTGATAATATCGGTTTTCGCTCGCCGCAGCTTGGGCAGTCTTTTAATGTCGCGGTATGTGCACCTTGGTCTTTTCGCTTATAACCATTTTTCAGCATGCATTGATGGCACAACTCCAAAACACTTTCATTTTCTTGTTTCATAAATCGCCCGCATATTTCAGCCCAAAGAAGTCCATTATAAATTCGTCCATTTCCTCTTTTATCGGTATACCGTTTTCGTCACAGCGCTTATTTTCGCCCTGGCTACTCACCAGCACGCGAAAGCCATAGCCGTAAAACAGAAAATATTCCGGTCTATACAGGCCCACATTTTCATCATCTTTTGTGTACCGTAAAGCCGGCTCATTATGCCGACTAACCAAAACCCTTTCTTTTCTTTCTAACATCACACTTTTGTGAGAGTCATGCACTTCAAAGAAATTAAATTCGCTTTTACCTTGGCCGTGAAATTTACCGTCAAACAGTTTAGGGATTTTTATAAAATCCTCTTTTTCAATCTCGCCTTTTTTAAACTGGCAATGCATGCATTTTTCAATCTCATATAGACCACCAAGCCCTTTTCTAAAGCCATGATCTATGCATATTAGTTTCTGCCTCATAAGCCACCCATTTTTTTCATTTGTGCGATCAAATCATTATGCATCAAAGTTTCGACCTGTCATGGTTTTTAACAGGCATACGCCGTGCACCCATAATCACTGCGTTCCTAGCCCTAGCCAAATGACGATCAAACAAGCAATGTTCGTCACGCTGACAATTTGGATCTAAGCAGTATCGGCAATAGGGTGTTTGTTCTGGTTTGCTCATCCTTGCTGCGGCCCTTCCTATTTTATCAATAGCCTTATCGATTGCCTTTCTATCATGCCTAAAATCATGAAAGTAACGGCCTGCTGGCATATCACATGACGTTACCGCGTTCATATCGATCTTGAAATCATGGTTAAAAAAGTGGCTTTTCGGCACGGGTATAGATTCCGCGACGCGTTCGCCTAGTAGCCGTTTGTTGTCGCACTCCACGACGGCCACTTTCAAAAGTAGTTCGTCTATCAAGTGCTTTGGTATCACGTAGCTCTCTACACGTCCATGACGGGCAATAGCAATGATATCAGCACAATTTACTGCCGTGGCGAGCGTTCCGTTATCTATCTGTCCGAGGGTGATTTTCTTGGCGTGTTCGATGGTGGTTTCTAGGTTGTTGCTCATTCTGCTTACTCCTCTTCCTTTTCAGCATCAACCCAACCCACCACTTTACCTCTGCTTGTTACCGCCACTTTCTTTATCTCTTGCTCTGCCGTTTTTATATCTTCACTTAATGCCAACGCCCCTTTGAATTGCTTTAGCACTTCAATGAGTATTTTCGCTTCGTGTCTCGCGTCGTCTAGCGCCCTGTGTTGAACGCCCTCGAACGGTAGGTCTTTCTTTGGATCGATATCCAACAACATACGGCCAAATAACACAGCGGTGCGTATGGATTGATTCGAACCAAAATCCCACGGCGCGGATCGTCCTAGCTCTGTTTTGAAGGCGTGTTCTAAAATCGTGTTGTCGAATTCAGGACCATTGCCGAACACTTGGGGGCGCTTGATGCCCGTCTGCTCTATCCATTCCCCAAACAATTCTAAACCGTCTTTTAACGCTCCATCATTGAAAGGCTTAAACACCTCTTCCCAAGCTTCAAAATTTTCATTTCTCTGCTTTTCCCACCACGCCATTGTTGATTCGCTTACCGTTCGTCCTGGCTGATTTTGACCCATAACGCAATTAAACGTTTCCCCAATAGTTAGCGTGTCGGTATCTACGACCACGGCACCAATCGACAGAATAACCGCTGTTTGTAGTGTGTCTTTTGTTTCAATGTCTGTAACGATGACTTTCATAATGTGTTTTCCTGTTTACTTTACAGTGTTAAAAATTAAAAACGTGACGTGTCACGCTATTTATAATCTCAGTTTCTTTTCTTCTCGCGTGTACCAGCATTCCGCCACGCCTTTTAGCCTTGGCAGGCCAAGGCCATTTTTGCAGCCCATCGGTAAGGGCTCGCCACAAAAGTCGCATTGTCCTAAATGCTGCTTTTCCGCTTCCATCCTCTCCTTGTCGCGGCGGATCAGTGTGGCTATGTATTCGTTGGCCTCGTATGGTTCAGCACCGCCGCGATAAGCGCACAGCTCGGCCAGTGTTTCGGACTCGGTTTGTGATAATGGAACTCGGTATTCATGAATACCGAGTTCCGATTTTTTTTCAGCGTCTCGTGCACGCTTGGCGCGCTGGCGCTCTTTGTCTTGCTGGCGCTTTTGGTCGGCTTTGGCTTGGTCGTTGTTTTTCATGCCGCTATCTCGACGCGCAATGGTTTATAGTTAGACGCTGCCAATGCTTGTGCTAATGGCGGGCAAACGGCATTGCCACAGCGCGCCACTTGGTTTGCCTTTGTTAATTTCTTGCCTTGGCTGTCATGACTTATTTTGTAATCCGCTGGAAAGCCCATACCTTTGAAAAGCTCGTATGGCTCCAGCATGCGCAAGCCAATATCAATAATTTGGTAAGCCGTCCCCTTCACCATGACCAATCCGAAACGATCCCGCGTGGTAATGGTGTGCAAAGGTTTATCTATCTCTTGAGCGCCACCCGTTCCGTAGTACTCGATAAGAAACGCGCGCACTTCGCCAAGATGAAAACCGCCGGCTGAAATAGTGTGCAAAGGCTCGTTGGTGCCGTGGCCTATGTTGTCACCGCGAAACTTCACGATGTGGCTAGTGACCAAAGCAAAATGACCGCCTTTAACTTGCGCGCAAATCGTGCGTAATGGTTCGTCTATCGCCATATTTCTTTGATGGCTTGCATTCGCGTATTCGGTAATAAAACTTATCTTGGTTGGATCAGGCGCAAGAAACGGCGCTTCCGTAAAAGCAAACTTTTCCAACCCCTTGGCGATCCGTTTCAATGAGTTTTCAGCCAAAGGCTTTTTTCTTCCGAAGATCGATTTCACAGGTAAATTCCAATCGATAATTTCCGCCGCTGTTTTGTATGGCTGCAGCCCTTCTCCGTGCGTTGGTTCCGGCCATATGATTGGTTCACCGTCTTTGCGGGCAATCAAAAATAAACGGCTTCGCGTTGTGGGTACGCCATAATCACACGCTTTCATCACTCGCCATTCCACCTGGTAACCCAAACCGCGTTCGATTTTTGATAAGTCGAATTCCTCACCTAGCGCGTGTTTTACGTCTTCAGTGCTTGGATGATTTAAAGCAAGCCCCGTTGTCAGTGCGGATATGAACGCTTTGAATGTTTCGCCTTTTCGCTTTTTGCACGGCTTGCCATCCACTACAGGGCCCCACGTCAAAAACTCTTCTACGTTTTCAAGCATGAACATACGAACAGGCACCGACGCGGCCCAACGAACGGCCACCCACGCCAAGCCACGAATATTATTGTTTACTGGCGTGGCGCCTTTGGCTTTTGAAAAATGTTTGCAGTCTGGTGAAAACCAAGCCAACCCAACGGGATGACCATTGCACGCCTCTACCGGATCAACGTCCCATACCGATTCGCAGTAATGGCGCGTTTCTGGATGATTCATTTTGTGCATATCGATGGCCGCTTGGTCGTGATTGATAGCAATATCAACATGGCGATTTAAACCCAGTTCAATGCCAGTGCTCGCACCACCACCGCCCGCAAAATTGTCGACTATGATTTCCCGTTTCATGCTCACCTCTTCAAGTCCAATTCATTTTGTTGGTTAACCAATGCGCGGGCCATGTCGTAGACGTCGGATTGTGGCGGGTTGATGTAGTGCTTGAATTCCATACCAAAAACCGCGCGCGCGCCGCACCCGTCCTTCTCTACGCACTGCACGTAAAGTTCTTTGTAAAACACGTCTTTTATGTCTTTTGCTAAATCGTTGCTGTTCGTGATAATCGCCTTGCCTTTACACCGTGGACATTTAACCCGTACTGACATTTGCGCCACCTCCACCGCTTCCGGTTCGCTGATTTCCGAGGCCGAAACTCGGCCCCGTACAGTTATTGACACGAGTCCAAGGGACGGCTTCGCCGTCCTCTAAAGAAGAAGACCCTTTTTTACGTACAGTCCACTCGTGAAGGCGAGTCACTAACACACTAATTTCATCAGCCACGCCTTTTACCGCCCTAACCATTTCGCCATATTGGTTCTCAACCGCTTCGCCATAATGAATTTTTAGCGCCTGATCACGACCAGCAAACACGCCGCCCATGAGTTTGATGAACCCACCATAATCAGCACGGTTTGCCGCGTGATAAATGTCTTTGAAAAACTCTGGTGCATTGTCTTTGCCGAACTTACGCAGTTCACGCCACACAGTGACGGACGCACCCCCAACGAATTGAAACTGACGGATATGATTTAAACGCGCCCACGCAACAATTCTTTTGGCCGCATCAGACCCGCTTCGGCCAGTTTCTAGGTCGGTATCGACGTGTTTACCATGGATGTTTTTAGAAATGTATTTGACGATGTAACCCACGGCAGAGCCTTTTTCTGGGTCAATCTTTTCGACTTTAACGCGGTACTTTTTCGCGCCCGCTTCGTTGCCATCTTCTGCCAACGCGTAATCGGAAAACGCCTGTAAAAATTCCTCTGCCCTATTCGGCTCCACCCATAGCATCAAATGCCAATGCGGACTGCCATCATGATGCGGCTCTACCGTTCGCAAACCATAAAACGTTATGCCATGGCGATTGCAGTACGAACGAAAACGACGCCAAACGCCGTTTAAGTGGGCATGAGCCCCGCGAACATTTGGGCACTCAGCGCGCCAAAACTTTCTATTTCTGACACTGAAATGTTTCCCGCCTTTTTCAATGGATGTAATCGGATGATATTTAGACGGCGCCGTAAGGGTAAGAAAGTAGCCCTCGTGCCCCTCTTCTTCCGCTAGTTCCTCCAAGCCCTTGGCACGAACCACCAATTCAGAAAATCGATTATCAGGATTGGATACGCACTTTTCAGACAATTGGGCCAGCGTGAAAGACTGCCCCAATTCGTTAACCGCCTCCCAACTTTCTAAAAAGGCTTTGTTATTTTCCGCTTGTCTTTCTGCTTTCTTCAGCGCCCAATTAGACACATACGGCGATTTATAACGCTCTACTTCGCCACACTCTCTCAATATATCTTCGACGATGACCCATTGCTTTTTAGCCTGCCTTACCCACCACTCCGTGGTGATCATGCGAGCCATAAAACCCAACACTCTGGCATCATCGTCCCAAGCGTCAAACTGAATACCCACATCAACAAGCTGGGCATGAATAAAACCCTTTACCCCTTCAATGCCGCTTTCTAGGTAAATACCCATCATTTCGGTTTCGAAGTAATTGCTCTTTTTCCACGCCCACTGCTGCAATTGCTCGCCGTCTAACTCTGTGATCATCTTGTCGCAAAAGTGAAGGCGCTTAACCACACTACGCAACCACACCATGGCAGTTCCTTTTGGCGCCCTTTTCCTCACCTCTAATTCATACAAACGATCACACTCTTTACCGACAACGCCCCGCATTACCGACACTTTCGCCAATAACTCAAAGCGCTCAATAACGCCACGCAACCAACCGTTTGCGGCGACATAGCCTTTTTCTGGGTCTAACTCGTCAAGACGCTTTTGCAAAACGGTAGCGTCCTCACGACTTACACCCGTTAATAACTCCTCGCGCCAAACAAGACATTGTGGAGTTGGATTTGTCTCAAACATTATTCACCACCTCCACACCATCCAATGCACGGAAACTTTGCGCAATATCGCGCATAACAATCTCATGCCCTGAATGACCATCGAACAAACCCGCGACCCGCTCTAAAATAATCATCTTGTTTGCCAGGTCATGAGCAGCACCGTTCACCGTCCAAGACTGGGTAAAGTGCGTTCCTATCACGTCGCGCATCACGCCTTTTTCCAGCAATAAGAATTTATCCAATTCGCCCGTTATCGCCGCCCTTACCATGCGCATCAACATATCCAACTCAAAACAACAAAGCGGGTGCTGTATCTGATTAAAAAAACCATCAAACAGATACGGCGTTTTCTCGACTGAACTGGATAAAAAAGAAGGCTGGTCGCGCAACTTCATCAGCGTGTATTCTGGCGACCAAATACGCATAAAGGATTCACCCGCAATGCCGCCTCGGTCTATCTCGTGACAGACAAACATTTTCGACCAGTGATTACCGATCAAACGCAATACGTTTAATTCCACCACCGTGAACGTGAACAAAATGGACTGAACTTTCTGTAATGCTTTTGGTTGTGCGGTCATGTTCTCGCTCCTCTTTCGCTTTCTTTTCAGATACCCAAGATTTATTAATTGCTTCTCGTATTGGCCTTGGCGGACGCTTACGAATAAAGGCTTTTAGCTGTTCGTATGACAGCTCAAGGGGTGTGATAATTTGCATGTGTCATCCTCGCGGTTCATAGCGTCTAATTCGTCGCCACTGACTAAGAATTCAGAATGGCCGCAACTAGGGCAAAACTCCTTAGCACCCAGAAAACCTAACCAGCCACCAAGCTGGCTTTTGGTTCCTTTCCAACCACAATCAATGCAGTCGTAAGGCATGGCGCCGTCTTTGTTAATGGCTTCCAATTGCTGAATTTGCGCTTCACGCGCCTGGTGATTTATCTTTGCTGACATCATAAAAACCTCGCTTTATTAGTGTTAAAAACGGCCATGTGCAATAACGGCAAGCTCGGTTCTGGTTAACGATTCTTTGGCTTCGTTGAGTTCGCGTAATATGTCGGAACGTTCGCGCTCGGTAAGTCGGTTATCTGCTAATGCGTTTTGCACGACGGCAAATACGTCGCCGCATTCTTTGCCGTTGCTAATCATGGCTTCGAGAATAGAAACGGGCGCGTCTTTCAACGTGTGCAAAACAAGCTCGGATTGCATGGCGCGTAACACCACGTCGTTACCCGTGATCAGTTGAATGGCGTGGAGCTCGTTTACCGTCATCCAGTTTTTCGCGTTGTTCGGATTAGCCTTGTTGATCAAGATTTGACGATGCATGCCCAATATTTCGGCAATCTCGGTACAGCTTTTTTCCGATTTATGCACCAAGTCATAAATGGATTGTTTGAAATGGTTGAGCGATTCACCCGCTCTTTCTTCTTGTGTCATGTTCATTTACTCCCCAGTCAATGAAATGTTTTTGAAACTAAGCGGATTGCTTATGCTTGGACTCATAAAGTGAAGGGTCGTATTCCAACACCCCTTCAGTGAGGCGCTCTAACTTCATGGCCTGTAACTCTGGAATAACGTCGCCCCAGCAGGAAACTGTCTGCCTTGAAACATCAAGCTGCCGCGCGATGTCGCTCTGGTTTTGATTTTTCGCCTGAAAAAACGCGATCACCTTTTCTTTAAGCATTTCTCACACCCTGTTTGTATGTTTATACAGACAATAAATGTTAAAAAAAACGTTGTCAACTTCCTTTACCATATTGTTTTGATTTACAGACAGGCTTTAAAGATGGATATAGGCGAAAGAATTCTTAGAAAGCGCATGGAAATGAAATTAACAGTAAGAGCTTTAGCCAAGTTGGTAGAGGCATCACCCGCCACAGTCTCTCAATGGGAAAACAATAGAACTCAACCCAATGGCAAAAACCTAAATAATCTTGCCAAGGCTTTTAAAACTACACCAACATGGTTACTTAATGGCAAGGACTACACAGCAAACACTTCAACAGCTAGCAACGTTGCCGAAGCACCTGCCCAATACAATACAAAATCTCTTCCTGTTTTAAGCCACGTTCAAGCGGGCGGCTGGATGGAAGCCATCGATTACAGATCACTTGGTGATGATATAGAGTGGGAAGACGCCCCCACCAGAGCAAGCGATAACTCATTCTGGCTTCGCGTTGTTGGCGACAGCATGACGTCACCGATTGGAATAAGCATCCCTGAAGGCATGTTGATACTGGTGGATCCAGACATAGCGCCCGAAAACGGTAAATTAGTAGTCGCGAAACTAGATAACACAGACGAAGCCACCTTTAAAAAATTTGTCATTGATGCTGGTATGAAATCCTTAAGACCTCTTAACACCACTTATCCCACCATTTCCATCAATGGTAACTGTCAAATTCTTGGCGTTGTAATAGAAGCAAAATTCAAACTCTAATATAAAAAAGTCAAAAGCACTGTCTGTTTTTATTGACAAGTGTTTTTAATACCCCTATTGTCTGTTTATACAGACAAGCGATGACAGCAGGGGACAACCAATGACTACTAAAGACAACACCACCATTATCCGCGCAATGAACAACGTAGACTTTATGGACTTCGTTGAATCTCACGACAAAAACGGCCGCTTAGAATCGGCTTGCGAAGCCTTTTTCACCGAGTACCACCACACCAATGCGGCGGATCATTTGGCCGCTATTTCTGAACAACACCTCATTTGCATCTGGCGCTTTTTCGTTTCCTACATGACAGGCTTTGAACCGTACGGCTTCAAAATGGACATGGCGTTCGACAACGGTTGCCGCCAAGCATGGGAAACCGACGCGCTTAAAAAACTCATCACCGAACAACACGAAATTGCTATCAGCCAATTTGCCGCATAAGGAAAACACCATGACACAGCAAGTAAAAAGCGAACTCATCAACATTAAATCCGTCATGGAAATCACGACGTTCAGCCGCAACACGGTGTACAAGCTGATTGGTAAAGGAGAGTTTCCACGCCAATCTAAAGTTGGAGCAGGCTCTTATTGGAAACGCAAAGAAGTGGAGCAATGGCTAAACGATCTAGCACCAGCCACAGACGAGCAAGTACAACTTGCCGCAGAACAAGCAGCCAACGCCGCCAGAAAGAAAACGCATTAACAAAAAAGCCGGTAGGAAATGCAACTTCCCAACCGGCCGAGACAAACCAATCATTTCAAAGGAATCAATATGTCTAAGCAAGATTATAACGTCATCCAGCGCACCACGTTAAGCGGTTTTTCGAACCTATCACCCGACCTGCAAAGGCGATACCTGGCAACCTGCCCCGCGTGTGTAAAAACCGCCCTTCTTAAACTTGTTCATTAAGGAATCGTTATGAAACCTAGACTAACAACAGAAGAAATCCGCGCCCTTGCCGCCACGCAAGAACTGGAATATCAAGCCGCCGTTAATAAAAACTCAGTGGGCGAACGGGAATACAAAGATTCGATTTTAACCCTGCTCAAATTATCTCAAAGCAACAACGGCGCGGGCGAATTGGCCGCGCAAGTCTTACTGTCTTTGTACAACAGCACCACATACCAAGTACCGGTTGCGAATTTCGGCTTACTCGATGCCTACAATTTCGACGCAGCACTAACAGCCATCAAAGGCCGAAAGTTTGTATTTGAAGAACCACACAACGTCATCCAAAACGGTGACGCCCTTTTTAACGATCTCAAAAAACGCTGGCCAGACCTAGCTAAATAATAACCCAACAGAGGAAAATTCAATGTCTCAATATCAACAGAACAACCAACCGTTAGCCAAAGGCCGCGTCGTTTATGCCGCAGAACATTACCCAACGAACGAGCGTGACGCACAAAACCGCCCGAAGATGAAAGCGCGCCATGCAACACTTGGCAAAGCCACGCTTTGGCCGAACGAGCAACCGCACTTGCCGCCACAAGTTAGTATCGACCTTGATTCCTTACCAATCGGCTCAACGGGATCAATCAAATTGATGGTCTTTTGGGACGACCCAACCCAAAACCAACAAGCACCCGCACCGCAACCACAGCAATCACCCGCGCCACAGCCACAAAGCTACGGAAGTTGGGGCAACCAACCACAACGTTAAATTTCAGACACAAAAAAGCCGCTGAATGGCGGCTTTATTTAAAATATTGGGGAGTAAATACTATGACTACACAACACAACGAATCGATAGCAACACGCATAAAAGAAATGGAATCACGACCAGAAAACGCGAACCACGAATGGGTGTTTGGCTGGTTTGTATCGACAGAACAAGCAATCAAACCTAACAAAGTTATCATTGAAGAAATACAGAAAGCTTGGGCTAGCTTTCGCGTCTACTGCAAATGTAACGGCTTGGAAATTCAAGGCTATCGCCGAATCACCCTCGGTAAAAAATACGACAACCCAAAACTCGAAATAGGAATTTTCGCCTCAAAAGAGACATTAAAAAAAATAAGCGAAGCACTTGTTCAACGTTTCACAGAGCATGGTTTTAAATCAATCATCAAGGAAGCAAAAGAACAATCCCACGTTGACCAATACATAGAAAAGTACTTTTCCAAATCACACACGCCAGAACAGCAAGAACAGTTACGAAATACAGCAGGTACACGCCCAATGGTTTTTATAAAACCAGCCATGCAACTGAAACAATCACTATTTATGATGCAATAATTACTTCAAATCCCAGATACAAAAAAGCCACAATTACGCGGCTTTTTTTGTGTCTCACGAAACCCACGCTATAAACTTTTCTTCTGGATACATATCCTTAGCCACTTCATGCAATTTATCGCAAGTCTGCTCTAAAGTCACTTCGGCTTTATAAACATGTTCATACATGTATTGAGCGTGAAATATTGCTCCTTTGTATAACCGCTCCCCTAATTTACTTTCTAAACCGGTTAACGTCTCAAGCTTACCATTCATGCGAAGCTTACTAATTGCTGTTAGTATTTCATCAACATAAAAGCTATTTCGAATACTTACCGCCGCCATCGCTTGCTCAAACCTTTCTTGCTCAATAGATAAATCAAAAAGCATTTGTGGATTATTTTTAAATAAAAACTCTAATTTTTCTATATTTTGCCTTACCCCAAAGTAATCAGGTGGAGTCATAGCTGGTAAGTTGAAACCTCTGTCCACATCTGTTTTATACTGGTCTAGATGCTTCTTTAATATCCGAATTGTATTTCTTTGGCGAACTAATAAGAAGATCGCAGAGTTTAAAGCAGCTATCTCTTTATTTTTTACTTTATTATTCTCTTCATAGCTCTTTAACCAAAATGCAGAGTATGCGCCGATAAAACCACCAACCGCCACCGTAAAACACTTTAAAAGCAAGCTATTCTCATCACCCATCAAAGTAAGTAGCCCGCCCTGATCAATAATAGCAAAGCCAATAAATATACCGACCAACACAGCTAAAACCAGACCAAGTAGTGCCTGGTATTTTCCATTACTCATGAAGCAGCTCCAAAACTGTGAGATATAGATTCAAACAAACTGGAATTTGAGCCATAAAAACAATAAGCTAGTGTTAGAATTGCAAGTACAAAAGGCAAGATGTAATCAGTTATTGCACTTGTATTAAGAATCAAAAATATTGACGTACTACACCTACACTTTATACGCTCTAAGAGACCAAACTTTTTCTCTACAGGCTCGGCCTTAAAAGCACTCCCATCCTGACTGTAAAGAGGGTAAAAACGCCAATCATTTTTCTTCAATGACTGAAACGAGTCAGATAACCCATTATCGCTCCAAACACCGTATCTAGTATCCTTTTTTGATATAGCTCTGGTTCTTTTATACACTCGCTCTGAAAGCTCAAACTTATAGAATGAGATTAATCTACTCTCTCCATCCTGCTTAAAATATTGATAATAGCGAAACAAAAAATAGAAGAACACGATCCAGACCCCAAAATATAGAGCTGATGGATTTTTCATCCCCCCAAAATCGATACCCAGAAAACTTAACTTGCTGATCTCAACACCAGCGAACTTCAAAAAAATCAAGATACACGACACCGATATCAAATTTCGCCTTTGCCTTAACAATCCCTCTGACATATCACCTAATACTGATTTTTTTTCCATGCATACACTTCCAAGATAAATGACTTTCTACAACATACCCAAGTAACAAAAATTAGCCATAAAAAAACCGCCATTTGGGCGGTTTTTTTATCAACGTAAACGCTAAGTCTTTTCTATTTCAATGGTATTTCGAGACTACTGAACGAGGTGTTTTTCAATACAGACTCAAGCGCAGTTTTTACAGATATAGCAACAAAGTTTCTAAAATACCACTCATTTGAATTAAGCATACTAGCAATAGCATCTTCAGCTAGTTCATCTCTTTCTTCAAGGGCAAAATCTACTTCAAAATAAGCGTCGCAAACAAAAACTTTTTCTTTTGTTTGCTTATCTTCACCCCAAACTTTTGAATTTACTGGTATTGAAAAAAAAGTAACACTTTCATCACTACCTTCTTCTGCAGAATGAATAACTACAGTAGCTGTGGTTGCTTCAAGTCCATAAGTTCCACCTTCAGATGCAACCTCAAATCGTTCAAAGCTAGATTTTTTAATTTCAATTCCTAGGTACCTTACATTTTCAATCATACTCATTAGTTTACCACTCTTAATGCTGGCATAAATGGCGAAAAGTCTTTATTACCTCTCTGTTCCCAATGAGCAACATCTCTTGTTATTGAAACAGTTTTATGAACTTCTGAATCAGTAGCATTATGATAATGAACATGGTGGTGAGTCTCTTTCTCCTCACTATGCACACTTTTTTCTAGAGCACTCTTCACATAGTCATTAAGAGAAACGCCTTCTTGCAAAGCTTTTACTGCAATTTTCTTATGTATTTCCCCACCAACTCTAACATTGAAGGAACCAGACATTGACTTCTGAGGCTCACGACCTAATGTTGCGCAAGTTTCTATATAATCATCTACAGCTTCATGAAATGATTTTTCCAACGCTGGTATAGAGTCAGATTGATAAGTCACTAAGTCATTAATGAACTCTATCTTTCCGTGTAAAATGCCATCATCCAGACTAAATTTTGCACTACCAAAATAATCTCTGTAATTTAGTAATTTATTGGACATTTGATACTCCTTTTATTACAAGCCATGCGCTATTAAAAACTCTCTAGCATCATCAACGGCTGCTTTATCCATTTCTGGTTCTGGATGCGGCCGATGGAAGTGAGCAAGCGCATCCCTTTCTTTATTAAAAAACTTCACTCTTGACCCATTCCCTTGAATCTCTATAAACCCTAGCGATAACATATAGTTTCTAAAACTTGTCCATTTAAGCTTTGAAGATGTTGGCTTCTGGTTTATCTGTTCTCTCGTCTTATCATGCTTCCCCATAGCAAGTTCTACTTCCTTTTTGTGAGTGCAACTATATTTTAGTTGCAAATCATATGCAATTTAAATGTACTATTTGTCTCTATTTATCTTTGTTTGTCTCACAATCTTTGCTTTTTTGCAAACAATGTCATCTAACAAAAAATCAACGACTCACACGCCTAATTCCTCCAAAAAATCTGACCAATCTTGCATCATTTTCCTACGCTCTGGCATGTATTCGGCGTGATTATAGGCGCGGCGCTGACCTTTTCTTTCCATGTGCGAAAGCTGCCTTTCGATTATGTCTTCTCGATAGCCCATTTCATTAAGCATAGTGGAAGCGGTGCTCCTAAACCCATGCCCACTAAAATCACCTTGGTAACCTAGTCGCTCTATTACTCGGTTTATCGTGGTTGAACTCATCGGACGTGACGAGTCACGCGCATTAGGGAACATCAAGTCATGACCACCGTTGTACTTTCTTAACTCTTCAATCAACTTTATAACAGGATTAGACAATGGAACCACATGCTTTGTGGACATTTTCATGATGGACTCAGGAATTATGATCGTATCGCCTTCAATGTATTCCCATTTTAAAAAACGCAATTCTTTAGTTCGCATGAAAGTATGAGCCATTATTTTGATGGCAATTAATGTGGTAGGAAAGCCGCTATACTGAGCCAGCTTTTCAAAGAACTCTACAAGTTGTGGCTTTTCAAGTGGTGGGTTATGGCGAACTTTAGGACGCTTGATCACACCCGCCAAAAATATGGTTGGATCAGCCTCAACCATTAGGCGAGCCCCTGCATACCTAAACACCTGGCTAATAAAAAGCCTCGCTAATATGGCGATGGTCGGTGCACCCCTGCCTTCTATGGATTCTAGTATTTTTAAAAGATAAGGGGCGGTTATTCGAGAAATAGGCATATCACCAATGGCTGGATAAACGTCCTTCTCCATAATCACTTCAAACTGTTTGGCATAGTTGTCGCTCAGGTCGTCTTTTTTCTTCAAAAAAAACTGCTCACTGACTGCGAAAAATGTACTTGAGTCTTCACGTTTTTGTCGCATTTCATCGGCTTTTTTTTCTATGTTTGGATCAAGCCCCATTGCCACTTTCTCAGCTGCTTTGTCTCGTTCACGCCGCGCGTGGTAAAGACTCACCATCGGATATTCACCAATGGTAAAAAAACTGTCTTTGCCTTTTAATTTATACCGCATCCGCCAGAACTTTTTACCACTCGCCATGACCTGCATGTATAAACGGTCACCATCCAAGATCTTATAAGGCTTTTCTTTTGGCTTTAACGCCCTGATTTTCAAATCCGTCAGCAT